AATTCATACAGAGATTAAAGATAGTAGATAAGTCTGGACGTGTTGTACCGTTACAACTCAATGCAGAACAGATAGAGATAATCAACGCCTTAGAGGAAGGTAGAGATACACTAGTATTGAAGCCTAGACAGATAGGTTCTAGTACGGTTGTATGTGCTTACATGTTTTGGAAGGCCTATACAGCAACAACACCACTAACATTAATAATACTATCCTATAAGATTGCGAGTAGTAAACACTTGCTACATATACACAAGAGGTTTTACCAGTATCTACCAGAGGGATTGAAAAGGGAACTAGAAGTAGACAATACAACGGAACTAGCCTTTAAGGGTGGAGGGCGTGTTATAGCGGCTGCAGCAACACAAGCAGGAGGTCTACGTAGTCAGACTTGTAGCATGTTGCATATATCAGAGTATGCCTTTGCAGAGAATCCAGAGGAACTAAAGGCTACTGCTATCAGTGCATTGAATGATGGACAGTTAGTCATAGAGAGTACAGCAAACTACTACAATGATGCATTGTGGAAGGAAGTACATAAACATCAAATAGGGGAAGCAGATTGGAACTACTTATTCTTTCCTTGGTTTAAACATGCAGAGTATTGTATGGATGACATACCAATAAGTCTGACAGATGAGGAGACTAGGTTACAGGAGGAGTTTGGACTTACACTGGGTCAGTTTGCTTGGAGAAGGGAGAAGATAAGTAAGTTAGGTTGGGAGAAGTTTGTACGAGAGTATCCGATGACCTTGGATGAAGCGTATCGTATAAGTGGGAATACATATTTTACGTATGATGATTTTGAGCATGTAGATGTGGTGACAGTAAATCCAACTGAGTGGGTAACATTTGAGGAGCCAACAGCAGACGATACATATGCGATAGGGGTAGATGTTAGTGGTGGTGTAGGTAGGGATTATGCTGTAGTGTTTTGTGTAAGTAGGATGACCTTACAGCCTGTGTGTATATACCGTTCGAATACGGTTAGTCCTATACAACTGGCAGATTACATCTATGATATGAGTGTGACATATAACAATGCATTGACGTTGGTGGAGAGTAACAACTATGGATTGGCAACGATACAGGAACTGGTGCACCAAGGTTTCCATAGGTTTTGGAAGGATGCGCATACGGGGAAGGACTTTTTGACGACGAGTAGGAGTAAGCCACTACTGTTTGAGAACTTGAAAAAGGGTATACAGCAGGGTGCGATACGGTTGATAGACAATGTAACGATGACGGAACTGCGTAGTATCACAGTAGACGAGAAAGGTATACTTCGGTTTGGAGAGGATGTAGAGAGCCATTGTGATAGTGCGATGGCGATGGCATTGGCGTATTGGTGTTTAAACAGTGTAAAGATAAAGCAGAGTGCATTTTTGCCGGAGTGGATTATAAGTCAGAAGGCGGACCGGTCATTGAGGACCAGTGGAGTGAGTCCACATTTGCATAGGAGGTATTAGTGATTCGGTTGTTTAATGGTGATTGTCTTGAATTGATGAAAGACCTTGCAGACAATTCAATTGATTTAATTATTACAAGCCCACCGTACAATATAGGAAAAATGAGAAGTAACAATACACACTATGGAACTTATAGTGGTAATGATATGAAAGAGAGTGAGTACCAACAATGGCAATTGTCGGTACTCAAAGAATGTTTTAGAGTACTAAAAAATACAGGCAGTCTTTTCTACAATCATAAAGTCAGAATAAACAAAGGTAAGGCGATACACCCTTTGGAATGGTTGTTAAAATCCCAATTCATACTTAAACAAGAGATTGTTTGGGATATGGGTAAAAGTGCTAATTGCGATAAAATTAGGTTTTTTCCTTTTAGTGAACGAGTTTATTGGCTTACTAAATCACCTAAAATAAAACTATACAACCAAAATAATTTGAGTGATGTTTGGAGAATTGTGCCTACTCATAAAAGAAAAAATACAAAGCATATTGCAGTAATGGATATAAAAGTTGTTGAAAATATATTAAGTGCTTTTCCTAGTGATATAGTCGTTCTTGATTGTTTTATGGGATCAGGGACAACAGGTATCGCTTGTCTAAACACCAATCGTCAGTTTATTGGTATGGAACTAGACCAACAGTACTTTGAGATTGCAAAAAAACGCATTGAAGAACATCAAATGAGGTTGTTTACATGAAACAAGATGGTAAGCCATTGGCGATATGTGGTATATGTGGTTGTGACCCATGTGACTGTCATGGTGTTGTAAAAGTGGATATGGTAATGTTGACGTATAAGATAGGCGACAAGTCATTTACGTTGCACTTGCCAAAGCGACTGGTAAAGCAATACAAGAGTCTGTACAATGAACTTGAAGTCATGAATGCAGATGGTAGTGTAGTGGTGTATAGTAGTGGTGTTGTTACGGAGAAAAGCAATGACAACGTATGAAGGTTGTAAAATAGTTGTTAGCGTGAGTGGTGGTAAAGACAGTACAGCGATGTGCTTAAACCTTCTTGAGCAAGGGTATAGTACATCAGATTTTCGACGTGTATTTTCAGACACTGGTTGGGAGAATGTAGCGACCTATCAATATATTGAAGAATTAGAGAAAACAATTGGAAAGATTGAAATAGTTAGGGCAGAAATACCAATACCTGAAGAGCATAAAGATTTCATTTTAGAAATTGAAAATGAATTAGGATTTGAGTCACCGATGATACGGAGAATGGTTAAATATCATTTTTTTCCAAATCGGTTTCAGAAATGGTGTACTACCGATCTGAAAATAAAACCAATAAAAAAATTATTTGATACGATTGATGATAATTTTATCAATTTAGTTGGCATCAGAAAAGAAGAATCACCAAGAAGATCAAAAATGACTGAATGGGAATATAACGATTATTTTGATTGCTGGGTACATAGACCTTTGATCGACTGGACTGAGCAAGATGTTATTGATATACATCATAGATTTAACCTAATCCCCAATCGTCTATATCTAAATGGCTCTAGTCGTGTTGGTTGTTATCCCTGTATTAATTCTAGAAAAAAGGAAATTAATCTTTTAGATAAAAATAGAATTGATATAATTAGAAAACTAGAAAATTATATCAATAAAATAGATACTCGTGATGACTGGAAGCATACATTTTTCAGTGCGAAAAACAATATAGTTATGGAGATTGATCAAGTATTTTCGTGGTCACAAACCACAAGAGGTGGAAAGCAATTTGAGTTGTTTTCAGCCGAAGAACCAACGTGTGTCAAGTGGGGTATGTGCGAATTCAAATCATAGAAATAATGGAGCGTGATATTGGTGCGACACTATTCAAACCAATAAATGAACAGACCAAGGGTATACGTGCTATGATAGACTGGTCTAAAACATCACTTGGTGGTAAGCAGTATTCATTGTTTGATGTAAACCCACCCACTTGTGAAAAGTGGGGACTTTGTAACTTTGCGGATTAAATATGAGAACCAATAAAGAGTCAGTAGCGTTAATACGTACAGTGTTAGATGAGCACAACCATTTCTGGGATGATCAACGTGCTGAGATGAAGAGGTACCGAGATGTATACGAGAATCGTTTTTGGCAGTCTGAATACATGGACGATACAATGGTCCGAGTGGAGACAGCCGACTGCTTCAGTTACGTTGAAGGTTTTATTGCTAGCTTGTTTTCTCGCAATCCTGCTGTGGTTGTTTCGAAGGATGCATCAATCATAGAAGGGAATGCAAAGATGGCACAGGCTGTTGTCAATCGCTTTTTGTTTGACAAGCGTGAGCAACTGGAGATTGCATCGAGACTTGCCCTTATTTATCCTGCTTCATTCCTCAAACTATCCCCTACGGATAGCACGGATATGCTTGAAAAGGTATCCATCCGTGCGATTCCGTGCTGGGAAGTGATAGTGGACATGGATGCTTGTGCATGGGATGAGCAGAGGTTCATGGCCCATGTGTATTACTTGCCGATGCCAGAGGTAAGAGAGCGGTTTGGGTCGAAGAAGTTTACACCGATACCAAAGGTGGATTACTTTACACCACAAGAAAAGTATACTGGTGTGAGTGAAGACTTGCCAGATGATTACTTGTATGTGCAGATAGTAGAGTTCTATGACCTGGCATATGACAAACTGTACTTTTGGAGTCCGAACTACCGTGATGGTGGTGAACTCTTGGAGAAGAGTGAGATACCTGTAAGGACGTATGATGACAGACCGATGAGTCCTATTTGTCCATTGTACTACGCACGTAAGCCTGAGAAACCGATGTGTGGATTGTCGGCAGTGTCTAGGGTGTACGACCAGTTTTACGAGAAGAACATACTTCGTACGTATTGGGCGAACAGTGTCAGAAGAGACAGTAGACAGTACTTGTACAAGGAAGGGTCTTTGGATGAGGAAGCCTTGGCAAAGATTACAGCAGGTGTTGACGGTGCCATGATACCGGTTGACGAACCTGTACTTGATGGCATTATCCGTGCTGTAGGTGTAGAGCCATTGTCGGGGAACTTCGATAGGTACCTTGGCTATATTGAGCAAGACATC